ATGCGACGAAGGTAACATATGGCTAGAATATGTCCCAGAATACGATTTAATGACGTTAGAGGCAATCATAGAAGAACATAAGCTTAAACATAAGACATCACACGTTTTCTTCGATTATATCCACACAACAATTGAATTATTGAGCGAATTTGCTGAAAAATCAGTGGTTAAAATGGTTGTTAGAGAAGACCAGGTATTAGCACAAGTATCAACTACATTAAAACATTTTACAAGGAAATATGATATTTCTCTTGATACAGGGACACAAGTTTCTGGGGATTTTAAAAATGCTGATAATAGAGATAGCACGATTATTCGTGGTTCTAAAGCTATTGCGGATAAGGGGGATGGATGTTCTGTTGCTATGCCACCTACCGCTATAGAAATGAAGAAAATAGACGCAATATTAAGAGCAAGAATGGGAAGTCCAAAACCAAACTTAGTAATTTCCGTTTATAAAAACAGAGGGGGGAAATGGAATGACATTAAAATTTGGTTATATGTTGATTATGGTACAATGAGAGTCTTTGACCTTTTTGTTACCGACAATGATTATAAATTAGATGGGGAAAAGGTTTTAGGATTAAATAAAACATATATTAACATTGAAGAAGAAGGAATTGCGTTTGAAAAACCTACTGAGGTAAAAGTTTACTAGAAGGAGCGTGATTTCATGTTAAATAAAGACGATGTGCTAGAGAGATTTGAAACACAACATGTCTTGAAATTAATGGAAGAGGAAGGGGAGTATCCCTTTAAAACCGAGAGTGAAAAAGGTCAAATATGGTTTAAAACAATTTGTCATACTGGTGACCTAACTAAGAAAAGCAATAAATTATGCTATTTTGAGGAAAGCAAAACATTCTTTTGCTATACCGAATGTGGTTCAATGAGTATATTTAACTTCGTTATGCAAGTTAGAGGCGTAGAGTTCTCAAGTGCTGTTGAGTTTATTGGGGAGTTAGTTGGGATGAATCAGAGGGTTGGTCTTGGTATTACTAGTAATAGAAACAACCACAAAGAAATAAATTCAGAAATGAATATAATTAATAAATATACTAAAATGAGAAATAAAAAACCTAGCCCCCCTTTAACTGTTCTTAAAGGAATAAAAAATCCAAACATATTAGATTATTTTGAGAAAGACGTATTCTATGAGGGATGGTTAAACGAAGGTATTGGATTTAAAACTATGATTGACTTCAATATTTTATGGTATGAGTCTCAAAAAGCGGTTATAATTCCACATTTTAATCAAAAGGGTAAAATAGTTGGTATTAGAAGAAGAAGCTTATTGGAAGAGAACGTAAAAAGTAAATATATGCCACTTATCCTAGAAGGTCAAATGTATGAGCACCCTTTAAATTCAAATTTATACGGTCTGTATGAACATATACAAACAATTAAAAGATTAAGAAAGGTTGTTATTGTAGAGTCCGAGAAAAGTGTATTGTTGGCACATGAATATTATGGCGAAAATACTTTTGTTATAGCAACATGTGGTTTCAATATATCAAAGTGGCACATAAGGACGTTACTTTCTTTAGGGGTTGAAGAAATTATTATAGGGTTTGACAAAGATTTCGACATAACTTCATTTGAAGACGCGGACGCTAAGAGTGCCGTTTTTAAACAGTTTCTTTCATATAAAAAAAGAATAATCTCATTAGCACAGAAATTAACCCCTTATTTTCGTACTTTTGTACTTTGGGATGAATATAAAAAGTTAGACGTTAAAGACTCCCCTTTTGATAAAGGACAAGAAGTCCTAGAGTTTTTAATGAAAAACAAAGTAGAAATGACAACAGAGATTGAAGGGTATGAAGAACCTAAAAAACAAACAAATAAAAGGAGAATATAAGTTGGAAAAACTATATTGGAAAATAAAACACGATTGTAAATTTGACGTAAATGACGATTATATGGAAACAATTCTAAAATCAAAAGGAATTGAGGATATTGGAAGATTTTTAAATGTAAATAAAAACGATACTCATAGCCCATCTTTATTTAAAAACATAGATAAAGGATTAGATATATTTCATAATTCTTTAGGAAAAGGGAAGAAAATATATGTACAACCAGACAGTGACGTAGATGGATATACATCGTCAAGTTATATGGTACAATTTATAGCGGATGTAAGTCCAGAAACAGAAGTAGTTTTTAGCGTTCACACAAATAAAGAACATGGTCTATTATATAAAGATATTAAACATTTAGAGAACGTGGATTTATTTATAGTTCCAGACGCAAGTGTTGAGAGTGAAAAGGAATGCTTATTAATTAATGAGAATTTCACAGCGCCTATATTAATACTAGACCACCATGAGATTATTACTGAAATATTACCGTATACTACATTAATTAACTGTATGGACGGACAATACCCTAACCCCACATTATCTGGCGTAGGGGTTGTACATAAATTTTGTTTGGCTTATTGCGAGAAATATGGACTAAACGAAAACTATGCCAATCAATTTATAGACTTAGTGGCTTTAGGTATGATAGCGGATAGTGTAGATATGAGAAACTTAGAAACTAGATACTATACTTTAGAAGGACTTAAAGAAGAAAATAGAAAAAACTTATTTATTAAAGAATTATCTAGTAAATTTGCTGACGATATGAAATTGGGACATACAATAACATCTTATGGTTGGGTTTTAGCCCCTAAAATTAACGGGTGCGTGAGATACGGCAAGCCAGAAGAACAGTTAAACTTATTCAGAGCAATGTGCGGTGAAGTCGAAGATTCAGCATATCAACCTAGAAGACCAAATGGCTCAGATAAAAGTCTACCTAAACCACCTATTGAAACTCATTCATTGCAAAAGACTATGGCTAGAGTTAGTGCAAATGCAAAAGCAAGACAAGATACAGAAGTTAGAAAAGTTATGAAAGAAATTGACATTAAAATCGAATCTCAAAAATTACAGCAAGACTCAGTTATTATTGTAGATGGTACTGAATTATTAAAAAAGAAAACTTTAAGTGGGTTGGTTGCTAACAAACTTACCAACAAATATAAAAGACCTGTTTTGATATTAAATAGAATGGGTGCCAAAAATGTAACGCTTAAGGAAGGGGCTGTGATTGAGGATATTGAAATTGGTGACGATAGTAATAATTATAATGACTCAAAACTTGAAAAAGCCGATGTTATTGTAAATGAAGATTCAACTAAAGAACTTAAAGACGATGATATTATATTTGGTGGTTCCGCAAGAGGGTATTCTAAAGGCAAAATTAAAAACTTAAAAGAATTTATGTTTTCTACTGGTTACTTTATTAAGTGTGCAGGTTAACATCATGGCCTGAACATGCCTTTTCCTTATTATCGTAAGGGGTATATCCTATATTTGTATATGATATGCTAACGGGGAACCCTAAGTCTTAAATAGATATGGAAATCCCGTGGGAAAGTTGTTGTATGATTTCAAGAGGTTTAATTGAAAAAATATATATATAAAATTACTAATAAGATTAATGGAAAGTCATATGTAGTTCAAACAAGTAATCTAAAAAAAAGATTCCTAGACCATAGAAGAATGGCAAAAAATTCTTCGGCTATTTAAAAAAATTGTCAAAAACTCTCGTGAATTCATTCATGAGATGAATTGGCTTGAGCGGGAAGCACGTGACTTTAGTCATGTGTAGTTCACAGAGAGCAATAGTAAAGTATGGAATAGAGAGTTTTATCTTTGAAATGATAGATTATGGGGAAAACTATAATGAACTAGAAAAAAATATATTAAAAAATAATTATATAACAACTAATCCTGTAACGACTATTCCCTTAATAGGGAAGTAGAGTCACTACTGATACGTGGCAAGGTTCTAGGAAACGAAGCCTTTGAAAATCGAAACGGGTGTGCATATTTTAAGTTTTTTACTGTAAAATATGTAAGAGATAGTCTGTGCCATTGGAAACAATGGATTCCACATGCACGCTGGAGCTTTTGGTATAGAGATTTGCGATAAAAACATTGACAAAGTTAGAAATTTATGTAATAATAAGATAGGCAAGGAAGATTTAGTTACTGTTCATGAAGTAGATTATGAAATTAAAGCTTCAAACCTAAAAAACTCAGCAATAAGCGAAGTTGCAGAGGCATATGCGATTTGGGGAAATCAAGTTGACGAGCCTAATTTTGTAATTACAGATGTTGACGTTGACGCAAAAGATATTAAAGGTTATGGGGAGCACAATGGTTTTATTAAATTTAAATTTAATGACGTTGACTTTATTAAAAATTATTGCTCAAAAGGGGATATAGATGAATTAACGCAATCAGATAGAAACATCTTAGGGGAAAATAAAAAGAAACTTAAGATTACCATTATAGGACATTTTACATTTAATATGTACGAAGGTAATAAATATCCTCAAGTTAAAATATCTTCGTTCTATAGTGAGGAAAGACTAGAAAAAACAGAGGATGAATTATCTTTTGAAGATGTTTTTTAGAAAATTAAAAAGAAAGGAAAATTATTATGCCTAGAGTTAATAAAGAATATATGAGCAATCATAATCATTGCGAAGACTCTAACTTCAAAATGAAAGATTCTGTAATTAGAGCCGAAGATATTGTAAACCACGCAATTAAAATGGGATATAGTGGCGTTAGTATCACAGACCATGAAACATTATCATCACATATTAGAATTTCACAGAGATATCACTACTTAATGGATTTGAAAAAGAAATATGACGACCCAGATATTGATAATACGTCGGAAGATGAAAAAGAAATGCAAAAAGAAATGTCACTGCTCGAAATCATGCCTAGCAACTTTAAATTGGGGCTAGGCAATGAAATCTACTTGATTGATGATATAGTAGATGTAACCGAAAACTATGTGAGTGGTGTAACTAAATACTTCCATTTTGTATTGCTTCCTAAAAATGCAAAAGGTCACGAACAATTAAGACAAATATCATCTTCCGCTTGGGGTAATTGGTTTAGACAAAATGGGGTTGAAAGAGTGCCTACTGTGAAAAGTGACCTAGTAAGTATTATAGGTGAGAATAAAGGAAATTTAATTTCTACTAGTGCTTGTCTTGGGTCGGAATTTAGTAAATTAATTCTTGATTATGCATATGGATATGAAGGTTCAAAGGTCAAACTACATAGATTTATAACGTGGTGCATAAATACTTTTGGGAAAGAAAACTTTTTTATTGAGTTACAACCAACTTTTGAAATGCCCCAAGAGGATTTTTTAACTAGTCACCCACAAATAATAGCTAATGTTAATGCTGTTAAAATTGCTAAAGCATATGGGTTAAGCACTACAGTTACTACAGACTCTCATTATTTGAAAAAAGAACATAGGAAAATTGTGCATGAAGCATATCTACATTCAGACGAAGATAATTCAAACAATAGAGAACTTGGTGACTTTTATGCAACAACTTATATGATGAGTAAGAATGAATTGTATGATTTATTGTGTAACCATTTAGAAGAAGAAGACGTTATAAATGCTTTTAAAGGAACAATGTTAATACATGATATGATTGAAGATTATGACCTTCATCAAGACGTTATTGTGCCTAGAGATAAGAATATTCCAGAATTTGACGTTAAAGGTTTATTTGAGGATTGGTATGAAGAATGTCCTTATATAAAAAAATTTGCTGAATCAGAGGACGTCCAAGAGAGATATTTTTTGTACAAGTGTGAAGAGGGGTTTTTGAATAAAAGACAAGAGTTTAATGACGTGAACATAAAAAGAATTAATATAGAAATGGAAGAAATATGGGAAGCTAGTAATAGAATTAACATGAGAATTGCCCCTTATTATATATTAGTTGAAGTTTTAGTTAATAAAATAATGTGGAATATATCTTATGTTGGGGTAGCACGAGGTAGTGTGACTGGATTTTTTGTCGCATATTTGATGGAAATAACGCAAATGAATCCAATAAAATATGACTTACCACATTGGAGACACCTTAAAGTAGCTTAAATTTTAAACTTTTACGCTCTCATGAGAGATATCAAAGTTTAAAGTCATTAGAAAAATACAATAGGGGAATATTATAGTAATATAATATGTTAAGTTTTGTGAACACGTTGGTTACGTGGTGTTTAGTTAATTCTATGCTAACGGTGAAAGTCTAAGTCCGAAAAGATATGATAATACCGTGCCAAGCAAAAATAAAAAATATTTTTGAAGGTGTAACGACTATCCCAAAGGGGAGTAAGATGGATAATAACCACCATTTGAAGCGCAAAACACCCAATCATTAAGTTGAGGGTGAAGATATAGTCTAGCCTTTATGGAAACATAAAGTATAAGCGAAGCAAATTAAGACCAGAGTTGCCTGAACAATATTGGGCATTGAGTGTGAACCTCGCTAGAGGGTGTGTATAGATAATCATATCTATATGCTATCGGTATCAGTTGAATAAGACTTCTATACATGCCTTACAAGGGGATTATAGATATAAAAAAGACGAAGCCACTGACTAAGAAAGCCTAAAGTCCTATTTTAATAGGATAGTTGGTAATACCGAGCCAAGTTACAGTACAATATATCTCGATATAAAGGGGATATAAAATGAGCGAAAGATTAGCGATAATTTATAAAATAACAAATATTAAAAATAATTACATATATGTTGGTTCTACAACAAAAACACTAGAAGAAAGATTTTGTGCACACCTTCATAAGTCAAAGACAGATTTTGATAAATATCTTCTATATAGTGACCTATTGGAACAAGACGAAAAAGATTTTATAATGGTTGCTTTAGATACTAGTTTGATTAAGCATCGTTTTATAATTGAGGCATATTGGACTAAAAAATTACTAGAAGAGGGAAATGCTATGTATAATATGAAACAAGGTAATACGCACACGCAAAATACAAAGCAAAGACTATCTGAATCAAGACAAGCAAGTGGGTTTGATTATTCTTCTAATGAGTTTAAAGATAAAATGAGATTAGCAACCTCTGGAATAAATAATGGTATGTATGATAAGAAAGACGAAAATGCCGTAAATGGTAGGATAGTTGTTGCATTGGACGATAATGGTAATGTATTTAAAACATTTAATTCAGTTAAAATGGCAACTCAATTCTTAAATACAAAAGGACATACCGCATTAGGTAAAGCTTGTAGAAACAACGAGAAATATAAAGGATACTATTGGAAAAAAGAATGGGTTAATCGCTGATATATTGTACGATAAAAGGTTTAACGACTATTCCGCAAGGAAGTAGATGTAGATTTAAGCACTACATCGAAGCGCATTCACTATTTATTAAAGATAAATAGAAGATATAGTCTAATCCCACTATTAAATTAGTGTTAAAGTATCTCGAAAGAGAGGGTATAAATGGATATAGATTTAGATTCAGAGTCGTCAAAAAGGCAACAAATATTCCAAGCAATGAAAGATTATTATGGGGTACTTAATGTTTTAAATATTCTTACTTTAAGAACAGAAGGGACTAAAAGTGCTTGTTTAACGGTTTGTAGAGGTTTTAATATAGACACTGATACTTCACAAGCAATAGCGGATATGATTCCCTTTGAACGTGGGGCAAATTGGTCTTTAAATGATTGCTTTAAAGGAAATGAGGAAAAGGGAAGAGGTAAACTTACTGAGTTTATAGACGCAATAGCAAAACATGAGGGTTTGAAAGAGGCAATGTTTTTGATAGAAGGTTTGGTTTGTGGAAGGTCAATTCATGCTTCTGGTGTATATGTTTTCGATAATGGATACTTACTTCAAAATAGTAGAATGAAAGCCCCTAATGGTACTGATATTACGTGTTGGACTATGAATGATTCGGATTATTGTGGTGGGTTGAAAATAGACGTTCTTACAATCCAAGCTTTAGATAAAATACATATTACAATGGATTTACTAGCTGAACATGGATTGATAGAACAACAACCAACAATGAAAGAAACTTATAATAAATATATCCATCCAGACGTTTTAGAATATGAAAATAAAGAAATGTGGGAAATGTTGGGTGAGAATAATTTAATAGACGCTTTCCAGTTCGATACTGATGTTGGTAGTGACGCGGTAAGAAAGGTTAAACCTACAAATATTTTAGACTTAGCTGTAGCAAATAGTCTAATGAGGCTTATGGCTGATTTAGGAAATGAAAGCCCCATTGACACCTACGTTAAGTTTAAAAACAATATTACTCTTTGGTATAATGAAATGAGAGATTTTGGGCTTAACGAAGAAGACGTTAAAGTAGTTGAAAAACATTTATTAAAATTATATGGGGTTGCTGATACTCAAGAAGTTGTAATGCAAATGGTAATGGACGAGAAAATTAGTGGTTTTGATATTCCTTTAGCGAATAAAGTTAGAAAAATTATAGCAAAAAAGAAAGCCTCTGAAATAGATAGCATGAGAGAATTCTTTTATAAAAAAGCTAAAGAAATAAACCCAACTTCGAAATTAGCCGAATATATATGGGGGGTACAAATTAAACGTCAACTTGGCTATAGTTTTAGTCTCAATCACACAATGCCATATTCAGCAATATGTGTACAAGAAATGAATTTAGCACATAGATATAATAAGATATTTTGGAATACAGCTTGTTTAACGGTAAACGCTGGAGCCGATGAAGATAATGACAATAATAAAACGACTCAATACGGGAAAATCGCCAAAGCTATTAGTGAAATTAGAGGTAAAGGACAATTAATGACATTACCAGATATCAATACAGCTAAATTTGGATTCACACCAAATCTTAACACGCAAGAAATAATTTTTGGACTTAAAGGAATTTGTGGTATCGGGGACGACACCGCTCAAGCAATAATTAGTAATAGACCATATACAAGTTTAGACGATTTTATGAATAAAATGAACATATATAAAAACGAAGAAACAGAAAATAAGTTTGGGAATAGTGCTGTTATAACCTTAATAAAAGGTGGTGCTTTTGATAATTTAGAAGGTAAATCTAGGGTTGAAATCATGAAAGATTTTATTTTGAAAATATCAGACCCCTCTAAAAAATTGACAGCAATTCATATTCCTCACCTAGCTAAATTAAATGTATTTACTAAACAGCAAAAAGCATATGAAGTAAGACTTTACAAATTCAAAAAATACGCTTGTTCAAAAGAGTTTTTTGTTAAGAAAACAGGTAAAAGCGATAGTAGTAGTTATTATAGACTTGAAACACAATTTTCACTTCCATTCTTCTATCAACATTTCGAAACAAATATGTTAGAAGACAAAGATTACTATTATGACGATATTGGAAATGTAGTTGTAAAAAAGGGAAGTTTAGATAGAGAATATGATAAGCTTATGAAACCTTTTAATGAGTTGATTTTAAGCAATCCTAAGAATTTAGATTTAATTAATAGAGTTAAATTTGATGAGTTATGGATGAAACATGCGGTGGGAACCTCTTCTAAATGGGAAATGGACGCATTAAGTTTTTACTATGGCGTTCATGAATTATCACATGTTAATAAAGAAGAGTATTTAATCTCAAACTTCTTTGATTTACTAGAAGTGCCAACAGGTACACAAACATATTTTTGGAGAGGAAAAGAAAAAGTTAGGTTTACTCTTTGTAGGATTTGTGGTACAGTATTAGATACAGATAAGAATAAAAACACAGTAACATTATTGACGCCAGAAGGTGTTGTAATGATTAAATACTATAAAGGGAATTTTGGTTTTTACAATAAAAGAATTTCTCATGTGTTTGAAGGTAGTACAACAAGTAAAGTTCTTGAAGAAAAATGGTTTCGTAGAGGAAATAAGTTGTTAATAACAGGTTATCGTAGAGGGGAAAGATTCTTTCCTAAAAATTATATTGATTCTGTTTACAAACATAGTACGCAACTCATCAAATCAATTGACGAAAATGGTGATTTGAAATTACAGTCAGAAAGGATAAACGTAGATGAGCTACAATAGTAATGAGGATAGGGAATTAGAGAAAATAGTAAAATTTGAAGCGGTTCATCAATTTACTTTATTTCCTAAAAAACCTAATATATTAGGTAAAGGGGACTTCACTTGGGGAATAACCAAGTGGGGTGTTATGAAGGTTTTAGAGGGTGAACTAATAGAAACTAAAGACGATAATATTATTGTATGTGGTGTTTTTGAAAGTGAAATAAATAAAAACTCAACATACACTATTCTTGCAAAAGAAACCGAAAATGAAAAACACGGAAAACAATACGAATTAATATATAAGTTTGAGACGTTAGATTTAAAAGGATTGAATAATCAAAAATCATTCCTAAGAACCTTTTTAACAGAAGGACAAATTGATGAGATGTATAAGGTTATTGAAAATCCTCTAGTGACTATTGATTCACACGATAAAGAAACGCTTAAAAAAGTTAAAGGAATTGGCAACTATGTAGTTGAGCGTATTATTGAGAGATATGAAAGAGGTAAAGATTATTGTAAAGTTTATATTGAACTTCATAATTTAGGATTAACCCCTAAGTTTGTTCAACGATTAATAGCAAGATATAAAGACGCACAAAAAATAATTGACATTATTAAAAATAATCCATATCAATTAAGTTTTGACGTTGACGGAATTGGATTTAAAACCGCGGACGCAATAGCATTGAAAAATGGAATGAGTTTAAAATCCCCTAAAAGAATTGCAGGTTTTATTAATTATTATTTAAACGTAATAGGGGAACAAAGTAACTCATACGTGTATGCTAATAATCTAACAGCTATAATTTTTGAATCTTTTGGTGGAAAAGACGAGATTTTTGAAGAGTATAAAGACGACGAAAACAATACAATAGGTAATAATGTCAAAGAAGCTATTGACGGTTTAGTAAAACAAGGAATTTTAGTTGTATCTGAGAATGAAAATAAGTCTAAAAGAAAAGTTTATTTAAAAAGATATTATGAATTAGAGTTAGAAATAGCACAACACTTAAAAAGAATTTCACTAGCTAAGAATAATTTTGTGTTTGGGGATTGGCGAGAAACCGTAAAACATGAAGAAACTAAGCAAGGTTGGGCATTTACCGACGAGCAATTAGAAGGTATTGAAATGACATTAAAACACCAAGTCAGCTTAATCTCAGGGGGTGCGGGGGTGGGCAAGACGTCCGTACTAACTGGTGTATTAAATGCATTGGGGGCAATGGAAGATAAGTATAGTTTTTGCCAATGTGCGTTAGCGGGTAAGGCTGGGGCAAGAATGCAAGAAGTAACTGGTAAAGAAGGGTCTACTATTCATAGATTGTTGGGGTTTAATCCTCAAGAGTTCGGTGGTTTTGATTGTAACGAAGAGAATCCTTTGGATTATGATATTATCGTACTAGACGAAATATCTCTCGTAGGGGGGGAAATATTTTTATCTTTATTAAAAGCCATTCCTACTGGAAGTAAATTAATTATTTTAGGGGATTTATCACAATTAGAATCTATTGGAAGTTTAAATTTAGCTAAAGACTTATTTGACTCTGATTTCATTACAACTTGCAACTTAACTAAAATTCACAGACAAGCTGAAAAATCTGGAATTATTGTTTCTTCTTTAAATATAAGAGAACAAAAAACATTTTTTAAAAAATCCGAAATAGGCATAAAAGTAGTTGGTGAGCTTCAAGATATGATATTTGATTTAAATAAAGAGAGCGACGATATTGCGGAAAAAGCTTTTGGGCATTTTAAAAAATATTGGGGAACCCCTTTAGTGGATAAAAATATAATGGCAATACAAATACTTTGCCCTGTTAAAGAACGAGGGGACAGTAGTGTTTATGAAATGAACAACTTAGTTCAGCAATTTTTAAATCCACAAAGAGGACTTCAACATAAAGAAGAGTTGGTAATAGAACTTTCAAGCAAAAAAACTTTTATATTGAGAGAAGGTGATAAAGTATTAAATCTAAAGAATAATTATCAACTTAAAAATTTAGAAGACGAGCCAACACAAATATTTAATGGTTGGACAGGAATAATACGAAGTATTAATAAGTATGACGAACTCATTGAAGTATACTTTCCCATAATCAAACAAGGCATTATAGTCCCTTTTAAAGTAGCTAAAAACTCTCTAACGCTAGGATATGCGTCAACTGTACATAAGTATCAAGGTTCATCCGCAAAGGTTATTATAGGGATATTAGACTACAGTACGCCCCCTAATATGAGAACTAAAGAACTAGTATATACATTATTAACGAGAGCGGAAGAATTATGTGTGTTAATATGTCAAACAAGTGCATTAAATAGTGCTATAGAAACAAGTGGTGTATCTGATAAAAATACTTTTTTACTGGATATGTTAGAAGACGATACTATAGAGCCTAAAGTAATAGAAGCAAGAAGTAGTTATACCTACGATACAGATAACGATTGGTAAAAGGAGGAATTAAAAAATGATTGATAATTACATGGAATATATAATTTGTTCTGCCATATACTATAATGATAAAATAGAATATATTTATCAACCTATAAACATACTTGAGGGATTTGTAGTATGTGGAAGAAGACACCATAATATTATAACTACTTCTAAAGTAATTGGGGTAGTTGAACGTCTACAAACTAACCATGCTGAAATTCAAGGGTTTTTAACAAGTAGAGATAGGTTTGTTGATAGACACGAAGGGGGGCTTATAGCATTTAAAAGTGGACAAACCAAACACCTAAAAAAAGAATTGTGTTCAGAAGACCTATATTAAAACGAGAGTTACGATAAACCCCTTGACAAAAGTTGAGGGCTTTGTTATAATTAAATATAGTCAAATACGTCAATTACATTAAATACATTAAAAAGGAGAACTTATGTTATTAACTACATATTTCGGTAACATGAAAAAGATACCCACAGACTATACAGAAATAATTATCACAAGATTTCCCCCTAAATGGTTAGACACTAAACTTTACAGAGTCGTAGTAGAGTTATCCCCAACACCTAATATTCTATTTAAATATAAGGAAAACGGTGATTGGGGCGTTTATGTAAGAGAATTTGAATTGCTTATGGAAACTGATTCTTTTAATAGGCTTTTGAAAAGATTAGCAAAGTCTATAAAAGAGGGTAAGAAATTTTGTTTAGTATGTTATGAGAAAGATTATTTACATTGCCACAGATACCTAATAGCTCAAAAAATAAAAATGGACTATGGTATTGAATGGGAAGAAATTGGGATTGCAAAGGGGAATTTATAATGTCAAGATTAAGATTTGAAAATGGGGACTTACTAGAAGCTAAAGAATTAATAAAAATCCACCAAGTTAACTGTCAAAAAACAATGGGTAGTGGGATAGCATTGCGAATTAAAAACAAATATCCTAGAGTTTTTAATAAATATGTTAAAACTTGTGAAAAGTTTTCACCAAAGGAACTATTAGGAAGGTGCTTAATTGTTGAAACAGAAAAAGGCTCTGGGGAATTTATTGCCAATATATTTGGACAGTTAGAATTTGGGGTTGGTTTGCAAACTAATTATAGTGCGTTTGAAAATTCGCTTTTAATCCTAAAGGGTTTTTTAATTAACAGCGAAAAACTCAAACATATAAAGTCTATAGCATTTCCCTATAAAATAGCTTCTGATAAAGGTGGGGCGGAATGGGGTAAAATTTTAGAGGTTATAGTTGACGCTTTTTACAATTGGGAAGGTGAAGTTGTAATTTACAAGTTGTAATTTTAAAAAAACAAAGAAGGGATTATAATGAAAAATAACTTTACAAAAATCGTGAAATGTATCAAACATATGAAATACTTGATTGCGAAGCAATAGAAATTGAGCATTCTTCGAAAAACATATAAAATAGTATAAATCTGCATAAAATTGTAATAATATGCAAAATAGCAATAAACAGTCAAAAAACACCAAAAAATGTTCTAATAAAATGAAAATTTTAATAATTTTCAATTTTTTGAAAAAAACGAAAAATTTTCCCTATGCCTATTGGGTTTTAAGGGTACGAAATTTGGGTTTTTCCTAATAAAATGAACCTTTTATTAGATTGGTAAAATAACGAGAAAGGGGGGAAAAAAATGAGAGAAATGTATTTATGGCGTTATTATGTGGATTGTGGTAGAGCGGGTAATATTGAGTCGGTTTTTGTAGCCACTAAACAAGAAATAAAAAACGCTATTGGAAAAGATATTTATTTTGGGGATATATTAGGAAAATACAGTGACGTGTCTGTAAAATTGTTATCTTCTGAATTTGAAAAACTAGACGTCGATAGTGAAACAGTTATTAAACTATCTCAAATACTTGGGAATACCTGGAGTGGTTACAATCCTTTAGAGTACATAGTATAATTTAAAAACTAAGGAGAAAATATGAAAATCGAATTAAAATGCAATATAAAAAATGATTTATATAGTGAATATATATATAATGCTTTTGATATACAAAATCAAGAAGAAACAATTACTAACGTATTTTACAATCTTGGGGAAGCGAAAACATTTAATTGGAATATAGGAATTATAATTGGGGGGAGTGGTTCTGGTAAATCCACAATACTAAATAAATTAGCAAAGAATAGTATTAAGAAAGCTGAGTTTGATAATACTAAATCCTTAATAAGTAATTTCGATTGGCTATCCCCAGAAGACGCTACTAAAGTATTAACTTCTATGGGATTGTCGTCAGTCCCTACTTGGTTACGACCTTTTAATCTACTTAGTAATGGGGAACAATATAGAGCTAGTTTGGCATATATTGTTGCGAAAACTGATAATAATGACGTTATACTTATTGACGAATATACGTCAGTAGTTGATAGGGACGTTGCTAAAGCAATGAGTTACGCCTTACAGAAATACATAAGAAAAACAAATAAAAGAATTATTCTTGCAAGTTGTCATTATGATATCTTAGAATGGCTTATGCCAGATTGGACTTGTTCACCTTCCAATGGAGGCATGTTGCAAAAACATGACTATCTTCGGCAAGGAAAGCCAGAAATTGAATTACAAATTAGTAGAACAGAGCCAGATACTTGGAAAATCTTCAAACAGTATCATTATTTAACAGAAAATGTAAACAAAAGCTGTAAATTTTTACTGTTTGAGTGGGATAATAAACCCGTTGCTTTTTGTGGTATATTAAATACCCCAGGAAAAGGTAGAAGTGAAGCTGTAGCTATTAGTAGAATTGTTGTATTACCTGATTATCAAGGTATGGGGATTGGAAGTAAAATATGTAATTTTGTTGGTGGAATATTTATAAACAACGGACATAAACTATATATAAAAACAGTAAATCCCGCTTTAGGGGAGTATTTTAATAATAGTCCAAAGTGGAGAGGCACTACATATAATGGAAAAGGTAGAAAAGAAGAGCAATTTGACAATGAAAAGTATAAAAACAGAGTTACAAGAATATCTTACGCACATGAATATGTGGGTAAAAAAATTAGTGGATTTGAACATTTGCTTTTGCCAATTGGGGAAATGAGAAAACTTAAAATAAAATAAACTTTTTATTAGAAAGGAGGAAAGATTAAATGAGTTGCGAGGAATTTGATTATGACGAAGAAAATAAAAATAAAGAGAACCGTTTTGAAAGTAAATACCAATTCAATATTAAAGATAAAATTGTTTTGAACAATCTAAGAGTAATAGATAAACACCAATTTAACAATGAGTTTGGGCTTTCATATTGTCATAAGTTTATTGACGATAATTGGAACGTTTATTTTTGGTTTACTAAAAAAGCATTATATAAACTAGATAATGAAAATTACGATTGCCATTTTTACAATATAGGGGACGTGATAAGTCTTATGGGAACAGTAATTGACTATGATTGGTTTGAGGGGATTGAACAAACTAGATTAAAACTTTGTAAGATTGTATAATTAAAAGCTTCACTTTAATTTTCTCTTATTTACTTTCGATAAGGTTATTGACTTTTACTCTTAAATATGTTATTATAAGAGAGTAATAGCTAATCAAATCTTAACGAAAGGAGATAAATATGTATACTGAGCAATTTAATTTTATTCCAAAAGAAAAATTTCAAATAGCACTTGTGTCTTTTGTAGATATATGTACGAAATTTACTGAGGACATTGACTTGTGTATTGGTGCATATGTTATTGACGCTAAATCTATTCTAGGGGTATTATGCTTAGTGGGAAGTTTCAATAGTAAATATACACTGAATTTTATGGGGGAAGCGGAAAATTTGATAAAGTTAAAAACAGCATTAAATAAAATATGTGTTTTTAACAATAGAAAGTCGTAAGCAATGTTAACGCAAAAATGTTAACGCAAAAATGTTAATCTTAAAGGGGAATACTAAAAAACATGCAAATAAAAAAAAGAAACGGAACTATAGTGGATTATGACGGAAGTAAAATAGTTTTAGCTATAAAAATGGCTTTAATTGACGCAAAAGTAGAAGATACCGAAATGGTTGAAGATATAATAGATAATATTGAAAATGATATCTTAGAAGAAATGGAGGATAGTGACTATATTTTTAATGTTGAAGATATAAGCGACAGAGTTGAACAATTATTAATGAAATATGGGCTAGGTAATATAGCTAAAAAATACATATTATTTAGAAATAAACAAGCTGAACGTAGAGAATTAGAAGCAAATGAAACTATCAAGTATAATTTACTTTCAAAAGATTTTCTAAATAAATATAAACATATTAAACCCCCAATGACGGAACTAGGTAATTTAGTATATTACAGAACATACTCAAGATGGATATCAGAAAAAAAGAGAAGAGAATATTGGTGGGAAACTTGTGCAAGAGCGATTGATTTTAATTGTAGTTTACAACCAAGAACCACTCAAAAAGAAGCGGAAAGCCTCTTTGATAATATGTTTAATTTAAGACAGTTCTTATCTGGAAGAACTTTATGGAGTGGGGGAACCGCCACGTCTTATACTAATCCGATTTCACAGTTCAACTGTGCATTTGCGGTAATTGATAATTTCAATATTTACAAAGATTTTTGCTATTTATTAATGCTTGGGGTTGGGGTGGGTTTTTCTGTTGAAAGAGAATATGTAAATCAACTTCCCAAAATCAGTGGAAGTATTAAATTAAACCAACTTTATTACACACCAATTTTAAATAAAAGCAAAAGAAAAGAAAACACTGAGTTCAATGTTGTAGCTGACGTATTAGAAATTATTGTTGGGGACTCAAAAATGGGTTGGGCTAATGCTATTGATTATTTTTTAAAAGCGTTTTATGCAATCGACTTCAAAAATATAAATCATATTATGATTAATTATAATAATGTCAGACCTAAAGGGGAGCCATTAAAAACTTTCGGGGGTACCGCAAGTGGACATGAAGCCTTAAAAACTATTATTGATAAAACATATGCAATATTAATTAAGAATAATGAAGGCTATAAAAAATTAAAGCCTATAGAAGCAATGGATATTGCGAATATCATAGCGGAAGGAATCGTTGTAGGTGGTGTTAGAAGAAGTGCTGAAATGTGCTTGTTTGACCATGACGATAAAGAAGTTATGGAAGCAAAGTCAAATCTTTATATTCAAGAAAATGGTGAATGGAAGTCAAACGGTGAAATTTTACATAGAATGATGAGTAATAATTCAGTTTCTTATTATACTAAACCTTCATTAGAAGACCTAAAACTTAGATTTGAAACAATTAAATTAAGTGCGGAAGGTAATTTCTACAATCTTGCTAGTGCTAGACTTAGGAAACGTAATGTTAAAGGTTGTAATCCTTCTATGCCAAAAGACGTATTAGTTCAAACAATAGAAGGTATATTCCATATAAACGAACTAGAAGGTAAGGAATTCTACGTCAAAACTTTAAATGGGGATATTGCAAAAGCCGAATGTTGGTTATCTAGTGACAATGCGGAAGTATTCGATTTAGACTTTAAAGGTAACAGACATACATATGCGACGTCAAAACATAAATTTCCAGTTATACAAAATGGGAAAATAGTAAGAAAACAAGTTTCAGAATTACAAAAGGGCGACAAAATTCCACTAAATAGAAATGAATTACAAGGATACTCTAAAAAACTTTCTTATCAAGACGGACTGTTTGCTGGTATAATGCTTGGGGACGGGTCAATTACGCAAAGAAGTGACGATAATAGATATGTTGCCTCATTGACAATTTCCGACTTAGACTTAGAGCTGAAAAGCTTTGTTGATAAACATTATTATTCTATGACGGGACTAACATTAACATGGAATAGAAGAAATAAAGAAGATAAGTCTCAAGAAACAAACTTTGGAAGACAAGATTTTGTTTATGATTATTTAATAAAAATTTTAGGATTGCCATTATCTAAAGAAGGAAAGAGACTACCAATAAAAATATGGACAGAAGGTGATAATTACTGTTTAGGTTTTATTGACGGACTGTTCTCAACAGACGGTAATATAGACGTAGATAAAAATAGAAAAAGTATAAGAGTGCAATTAACGACAAGCCAACAATTATTAGCGGAAGACGTTCAAAAATTATTGAGTTTCTATGGTATTTCAGCTAATATAAAAAGCTGTGAACGAAAAATTACATTTCCAAATGGAAAAGACTACGAGAAATTATACACTATATATGGGGTATATCTATCGAAGTCTCAATCAAAAAGATTTAATAATATTTTCACATTAACGGCAAAAAGAAAACAAGAATACATAGACGATTTTATGTCTGAAAATGATATAGTAGATAGAAACTACATAGTTTTAAATACTATAACAAAGAGAAGTGAAGAGCCAGTATGGGATATTACAGTACTTCATGAACAGCACGTATTTCCTTCTCAACATTGCTACACAGGAAATTGTGGGGAAATTCTTCTAGACTCTGAACAATTTTGTAATTTAACGACAGTAAATGTTATGGCTTTTGTTATAAATGGCAAATTAGACAAAGAACTTTTATATGAGGCTCAAAAATTATCCGCAAGAGCTGGATATAGGATAGCTACAATGGAACTAGAGTTACCAGAATGGAATTATATGCAATCTAGAGATAGATTAATTGGTTGTTCTTTTACTGGTTGGTTTGATATGGTAAATGCAACAGATATGTCACTAGAAGAACAGACAGAGGTTTTAAAAGAAATGAGGAAAGTAGCAAATGACGAAGCTAATCAATATGCGGACGATTTAGGTTTAAATAGACCAGAACTAGTAACTTCAATAAAACCAGAAGGAACATTAAGCCAATTACCAACGGTTTCAAGTGGATTACATTTCCAACATTCACGCTATTATATTAGGCGAATCAGAATTAATTCTTCTGACCCATTGGTTAAAGTATGTGAAGAACTTGGTTATCCAATATTTCCAGAAGTAGGACAAAATATTGAAACTTGTGGAACTAAAGTTATTGAGTTTCCTGTTGAATCCCCAAAAGGTAGAACTAAATACGACGTCTCCGCAATAGAGCAACTTGAAATTTATAAAATGGTAATGAAAAATTATGTAGACCATAATGCTTCTAATACTATTCATGTTAGACCTAATGAATGGAATGGTGTTATTGAGTGGGTTTATAATAATTGGGATATAATAATTGGAATTACATTTATAAGTTTAGATAATAGTTTTTTTCAGTTACTTCCTTATGAGGCAATAACAGAAGAAGAATATGAAATTAGACGCTCTAAAATGAAAGAGTTTAATCCAGAGCTTTTACAAAAATATGAAATAAGAGAAGAAGAACATGAATTAGATAATTCAGAATGCACAACAGGGGTCTGTCCTGTTCGGTAGTCACTAGAAATAATAAAAACCACTAAAAAAACATAAAAACAAGGGGAAATAAAATGCTTAACATATTTAAAAAGAATGAAAATAAATTTGAAATTATCAGCTTACAACAATTTATCTTAGATTACGCAAAATCAATAGGAAGTGAATTTAAAACAATCGAGGAGATTCCAAACGAACTATTTAACGTAGCTTTTTACATTTATAACGAATTAAAACTTCCCCAACGAGCAACAGATGGCTCGGCGGGGTATGATTTATACACACCTTTTAGTTTTACACTTGCCCCTAATGACGAAATAGCTATTCCAACAGGAATTTGCGTCTCACTTGACAAGAACAAATGGTTAGACGTAAGACCTAGAAGCGGTTTAGGATTCAAGTATTACCTAAGACTCGCAAATACTTGCCCCGTAATTGACGCGGACTATTTTTA